TGCACTCACCCGGATGATTAGTGCTATCTTCCGGCTTTCTAGCGAGGATAGTGCGTTCATCGTGGAAGAGCTGAAGAGCGTCTTCGATCCAAAGGGTGGTGGCTTCTGGAAGGGCCAGTACACTCCGAGCATCGTGGCAGCCATAGGCCGGACCATTGAACGCTTCATGCAAGAGATTGGATTCACTGAATCTAACCTCGTTGCCACCGAGGAAGCACCACTCGAAGAAGTAACCCTCCTCAACACTCAGGCTCCGGACTCCTGCCCAAGCTGCGGCGGATTCAACCTAGAGACGTCAGGTGGCTGCCCAGTCTGTAAAGACTGTGGATATAGCAAATGCGGTTGACTTAGCCTAGCTACAGTTTACAACCCTACCTAGCCCCTCCGCACAAGCGGGGGGGTTTTCACTCTCTCAAGAGGAGCCTTTTATGGCGACCGAGACCAAGCACGACAAGTTTCTTCGACTTGCCGAAGCCCGTGTTGGCAAGACGCTGGAAGACCTTCGTCTGGTCGGCCAGCTCTCCAGCAACAACTACGAGAATACCCAAGACGAAGCCGACGAGATCATCGAGACCCTCCGGGACAAGGTGAACGAAGTGGCTGACCTCTTTGGGGTTCAGACCGTGGTTCAAGTCCCGGCTCAACAAGAGCTTCCCCTCCAAGAGGAAGAGGCTCAAGACGAGCCCGTAGAGCCCGTCCACCAGCCCGAAGAGCCTGAAGTGGTATTCCCACCCCCGGTGCGGTTTACCAGTGCCCAGATGCACTTTACGAGCACCGTAGACCCGGATGATATCCGGTCTGCCCTTCAGCTCCTGACCTACTCCAAGGACGTTGAGGGGGCTGTAAAGGTCCTCCTGAGCAGCATCACTCCTAAGTAACTGGAAAGCCCTCCCGAACCAACGAGGAGGGCTTCCTTTCACCAGAGAAGAGAATCCTATGAGCGAAGCTAACGCTGCGATTAACTATGCTCTTACCCCGAAGCAGATCGAGGAAGAGCTTCTTGCTTGCATGGACGAAGGTATCGTCCCCTATGTGCAAGGCTCTCCTGGCATTGCGAAGTCAGCCATCGGTCATAAGATCGCTCGCAACTACCATGGCGAGAAGCTCAAGCTGATCGACTGCCGTCTCTCAGGGTATAACCCTGAGGACATAAATGGCTTCCCCATGAAGCTGCCCCCCAACGCCCAAAACCGTATCAAGGCAGGCTTCATCCCATTCTCTACCTTCCCCGTTGTAGGGGATGAGGTTCCTGATGGTTACGCAGGCTGGTTGCTCTTCCTTGATGAGCTTAGCTCTGCCTCCAAGCCGGTTCAGGCTTCTTCCTACAAGCTGATCCTCGATCGCTTTGTTGGGGACCATCCTCTCCATCCTTCAGTCGCTATCATTGCGGCTGGTAACAAGGACTCTGACAAGGCCGTAACGGTCAAGATGAGCACTGCCTTGCAGTCTCGGATGATCCACTACGAGATGAAAGTCGGCGTTCCCGACTGGATCGAGTGGGCTATCAATGAAGGTGAAATCGACGATAGGATCGTCAGTTTTATGGCTTTCCAGCCTGATCTGCTGATGAACTTCAAGCCCGATCACACTGATCGGACGTTTGCCTGCCCCCGGACTTGGCACTTCCTGAGCCGCATGATTAAGGGCAGACCGGTAGACACCAAGCACTTTCCCATGATGGCCCGCGTTGCTGGCACCATTGGCTCAGGGGCTGCTACCGAGTTTATCTCCTTCTGTGAGGCTTGGGAGAAGCTCCCGACGATGACCCAGATCATCGACAATCCCAACTCCATCGACGTTCGGGGTATGGAAGCCAGCACCAAGTATGCCATCGTCGGCATGATGATCTCTCGCCACGATGAGAACAACATCAAGCCTCTGATCGACTTCGTGAAGAAGTTCTCGGTGGAGTTCCAAGTCATCTTCATGCGTGGTGTCAACGTGAGGAATCCCAAGCTCCGTGCCCGTAACACGGACTTCGGGGAATACCTCAAGACTATGGTGAGATACCTGTGATGGTGGATATCCCTGAGCTACCTCTCGATCCAATCACCGAGGCTAAGCTTGAGGAGATGCTCAACAAGACCAAGATGGACCTATTCTTTTCACAAGGATCAGGTTTCATTGGGGGCTTGATGGGCACGCTCTTCTTCCGGTGGACAGATCGAATCCCTACCGCTGCTACAGATGGTAAGGGTATCTATTGGAACCCCACCCAGTACCAAGGTCTGGAGCTTCGGACTCGCGTCACCATGTTGGCTCACGAGATTTGGCACGTTGCCTTTCTCCACATGGGCCGACGTGGGGACCGGGACCCAGAAATCTACAACATCGCTGCCGATCACGTCATCAACCTGATGCTTCAGGACCATGGCTACTACATGGGCGGCTTTGCTTGGTACATGGACCCTAGGTTCAGGGGCATGAGTACGGAGGAAGTATATGACATACTCTACCAAGAGAATCCTCCTCCACCTCCTTTCGGATTTGGTGGTGCTGGCGATCCGTCAGATGGAGGCGAAAATGAACAGGGACCTGTTGGTGGCGGAGACATTATATACCTCGATCCAAAGGACAAGCAGGGTCTCAACCGGCTCATCCACAAAGTCGTCTCCGGCATCAACACAGCCCGTATCACTGGTCAGGCTGGTACTGTACCGGGGGAGGTAAGCGTCGTCATCGACCGCTTCCTCAATCCGAAGCTTCCTTGGGATGTGCTGCTGACCAACTGGATGAGTGAGATAGCTGATCCAGAAAGGAGCTACCGGAGACCTCATCGTAGGTATGATGACCCTATCATGCCGAGCCAGAATGAGGACGAGAATGGTTTGGAGCATATACTATACTTTGTAGATGTATCTGGTTCGATCTCTGATGACCAGATGCTACGCTCCAATTCAGAAGTTAAGTACATCTTCGATACCTATCGACCGAAGAAGCTGACCCTCTGCACCTTCGATACTGAAATCCAGAACATCATCATCATCGAGAACGATGAACCGTTTGAGAAGCTGGAGATCACAGGTCGTGGTGGCACAGACCTCTACATGGTCTTTGAGATGATTGAGAAAGAGCGGCCCACAGCCGCTGTCATCTTCACTGACCTTTATGTGGAGATTCCTCCGGATGAACCGAAGTGCCCAATCCTTTGGATCGCCGTAGACCGTAAGGGGGCCGAAGTCCCCTATGGAAAGCTAGTCGAGGTCTCCTCGAAGTAATACAACCCGCCCACCAAGGAGGGCCGTCATGAAGCTCGTCGAACCACACTATTGGGGTCCCGTCGATTGGTGGCGGCCCACATACGGAGAATGGCAGAATGATCCGAAACGGTAAGGCTCTCTACTTGGCTCGCCCAGTAGAGCCCATGCTTGACCATAAACAGAAACTTCATGGGGTCTCCCATGGCCTAGCAGAAGCTGGTTACGATATCAGAATCAAGCAGGATATCGTCTTCGTTCCTGCTGGCGAATACTACTCCGTTCCTCCGTTTCGATCGACCCAAGTGGCTGACCACGACCTCATTCTTGTGGACGGCAAGGTAAAGAAGGGGCGCTTTACCATCGCATCCTCTGTCGAGCAGTTCTTCATGCCCACCGATCTAGTGGGTCTCGTGAAGGACAAATCGACGTGGGCTCGAAGGGGTCTCTCGGTGTTTAACACCGTGATTGAACCGGGTTGGGGACGTCTCGCAGAATGTTTCCTTACCCTTGAACTGGTCTACCATGGACCGGACAAACTCCACATTCCGGCAGGATGTGGGATCGCACAGGTTCTCTTTGAGGTTCTCGAAGAGACTGCTGTCTACGACGGCAAGTACCGAGCCCAGCCCGATCGTCCTGTCGAGGCAATCCACGAAAAGGACTAACTAGAGATGGGCACTGTAACGCCTATGAGCCGGGGGGAACCCCGGCTTTACTGCCTCTGGAGGATCAGCGGAGACTTCAATCTCACTGAGCTTCCCGGAACTGTAGCCGGGACCTCCCCACAAGAACTAATCGTCATGTGCATTAGGGCCGAACAACCCTTCGTCGTTGGTATGACCGATGCAGATGTCATCGCAGACATCGCCCGAGCCACCAATCCCGAAGACCCTCACTACGTAGGGTACGAGATGCCAATCATCATCCTGAGTGCAGATGCCGTATTCTTCGGCACATAGAAAGAGAGACCAATGCTTCTCCTTGATAACAAGCGTGAAATCATCAAAGATCACGCACTTACTCGTGTCAGTGTTCCTCAGCTTGATGAGATTCTTGGTTGGGAACTACCCGTTCTTGACAAAGGATTCGTTAGGGTCGTTGACTATATGGGAAACGATGAGTCTATCGTTCAGGCTGCTCGGGTCTCCTATGGCTCCGGCACCAAGGAAGCCCGATCCAACGAAGGATTGATTGACTACCTCCTGCGGCATGACCACTGGACGCCGTTCGAAATGTGCGAGCTGAAGCTTCACGTTAAGCTTCCCATCTTCGTGGCTCGCCACTGGGTCCGTCACCGGACTGCTAGCATCAACGAATATAGTGCTCGCTACTCGGTGCTGGAGAAGGAGTTCTATATCCCTGAGACCAGCGTGCTGGCACTTCAATCCGCCATCAACGCACAGGGTCGTGGAGAGGCTCTGGAGGCTAATAAGGCTGAGGAGGCCCAAGACGCTATCCAAGACCATTCAATGGAATCCTACTCCCTCTACGAGTGGCTTCTAGGAGGAGATGACTTCGAGCCGGAAGATTGGCGGACAGATAGCCCGAAGCTCGCTCGGGAACTCTCCCGTATGGTTCTCCCGACCAATATCTATACCCAATGGTATTGGAAGTCGAACCTGCGGAACGTCCTGAACTTCGTCAAGCTTCGCTCTGATCCCCACGCTCAATACGAGATCAGAGTTTATGCGGACCTTATCGCGTCCATACTCATGGACTGGGTGCCGTTCGCTATGAAGAGCTTCCAGAACCACCACATCAACAACCTGAACTTCAGCGAGCGTCAGGCTAAGATGCTGGCTGGTATGCTTCAAGGTGTACCATTCCACCCGGAGAGCATCGGTCTCAAGGGTGGTGAGCTGAAGGAGTTCTACGAGAAGCTCGCAATTCTTAACAAGCACGCGGGGCTATGATGGGACAGTTCGATGACGAGGTTCTGGGAGGACCAGCGTTCCCTCGGAAATCAGCATCTACTCTGGATAATACAAAATTCTCGCAGCCGGAAGCTCAGTCTGGAGCCAAACGGGAGAAGCTCAACGTCCTCCCGTATGACCTCATTCCATTCCAAGAACTTACTGACTCATATGCTCGGGTAGCTGAGTTTGGAGCCAAGAAGTATGACGCTTGGAACTGGTCGAAAGGACTCCCTAGAGTCCAGCTCCTTGGTTCTCTCCTCCGACATACGTTCGCGTATCTTAGGGGAGAGGATCGAGACCGTGAAACCGGTCTACTCCATACGGATCACATCCTATGGAATGCTGTAACCCTCTGCCACAACGTCCACTGGAACCTAGAGGACGGACGCAGGGTAGAACCTCCTCGTGCCTATAAGGAAACCTTCAACCCACCATCCCAAAGGTCGGAGTGAAATGCCCCTCAGAGTCAAGGACTATAACGCCTTGGCCAAGTGCTTCCGAGAAGTAACAGATCACCTCTCGGAAGCCACTGACAAGCCAGCGTACCTCACCCTGAAGATCGCTGCTTCCAACGTCGCTGACTACTGCCACGATGGTAACAGCCACTTCGACAAGAACCGTTTCATGGATGAAGCCGGGTTCGCAGAGTAACCCGAGCGTCCAAATCTAGGAATCAAGAATGCAAGTTACTCATATCGAAGAAGCTAAGTCCCACGTTGTTGTGGGAGGCCAGAACGTGAGAGCGTTCGGCATGAGTGATACCGCTGAGTTCTTCGAGCTTCTGTCTAACGCTTTGTATTCTAATAAGCGTATGGCCGTGGTTCGGGAAGTCCTCTGCAACGCTTGGGATGCTCACATCGCTTCCATGCGGACTGATATCCCCGTCGAGATCATGCTCGATGACCAGAAGCTGGTCTTCAAGGACCATGGTTTTGGTATCCATGATGCGGTAATTGGCCCGATCTACTGCGTCTATGGGAACAGCACCAAGTCTCACAACGGAGAAGAGAACGGAGGCTTCGGCCTTGGTTCGAAGGCACCCTTCGCCTACACCGACCACTTCACGGTCACATCTCAGCATCAGGGCGTGAAAACGGTCTATGCTATCTCTCGGGGCTCCGTAGAGACCCAAGGAAAGCCAGACTTCCGGACGGTGGTTAGTGTTCCCACCAAGGACTCTGGGCTTGAGGTGGTTATCCCCATCAAGCATCCTCAAGACGTCCTCGTCTTCAAGAGGCTGATCCATCAGATCACGCTCTTCGGGGATATGAACGTCAAGCTGAACGGAATGCCTCTTCCTCGTCTTCCCTTCTCTTCGGCCCCTGACGGGGCGATGCTCATCTCTCGGGAAAGCCCGGATATGGGACAATTCCAGCTTGGACCGGAAGGTATCTGGGTCCGCTATGGTACGGTTATCTATCCGGTGCCGGACGAGGAATACTATTCCAGAGTCTACAATTCTCTCAAGGGACTAACCCTGAACAACAAGTACATCTTGGTGCTTCAGGCTCCCCCCAACAAGATCAGCGTAACTCCCAGCCGAGAGTCTCTGTCCATGACGGAGATGACCAAGAACACCTGTAAGACCATCATGGAGGAAGCTCTCAACAAGTATAAAGCTGTAAACTCTACTCACATCTTCTACGATCTAGCCGACTTGGCAGGTCGGGAGGTGAGCAAGTCCAACATCAACGACAATACTTGGGCACAGCTCGCATACAATCTGAGCTTCCATAACATTGGTAGACTCGTAGATACCCTTGGCCACTACAGTACCAGTTTCTATGATATCAAGCGGTTCCTGATGGCCAAGACCACCGACTTCCGTGGCCCTACCTACATCAATCCAACCATCCAGCGAGCAGCTATCTTCGAAGCCTTGGCTAGATACGCTCCCAATAAGAAGCGTCTTACTGAGATCAGGATGCTCCGCAGAGTGAAAGATGTGGGTTGGCGGTACTACAATCGTGGGGATATGCTCTACTGGGCACTGAACCACTACCGTTTGACCACCATTGAGAACCTCCTTCGCAAGGAGGATGCCGAGAAACTTCGATACGTTAAACCTAGGTCTTATGGGCGTAGCCAGTTCACTCCCTTTGCAGACTTCAACATGGAGACTCACTCAGGTCCCATTAACGACAGCTTCATCGTGGTCGCTATGAACCAAGATGATCTGCTTGCAGAGGCTCGTGCCCACGGGCGAGAAGGCCCCTTCATTGGGGTCTACCAGCCCCGGAAGAAGGGCCAGAAGGAGCGGATCATCAACGCTCTGGAGCGTGCTGGTTATAGTGTCTATGACGGCACTAGTCGCACAGTGCTGATGCCAAAGAAGACGACGCCAGTCGTCAAAAAGGACAAGGGCTACCTCCTGCTCTCAGAATCTCTGGACAAGTATGGGTGCTACGAGCCGGGCCACTTGAGCCAAACGGGAAAGAAGAGGGTTCTACATCCTACGGTCTGCTTCCATGAGGCAACTAGGGATCACCAGCGGACTCTTGATGGCTGGCGGAACTACAACTTGGAGGCTGCTCTCGAACTTGTACCAGATATTGTAGTGGTGTCATCCGAGAGGACATACCTCACCCTTAGGGACAAGTACAAGACTCAACTGGCTCTGCCTTTCTTGGTAGAGACAGTGGAAACTATGCTGGACGATCCTACCTCAAAGTTGGTAGAGTATCTGGCCTACCAGAGTCCTACCTTCTCCTCCGACATCAGCCTACTCAGCAAGATTGGTGAACTTGATCCTGAGATCGGAGCACTCGTCGGCATCAGCTACGTCAACGATCCGAAGACAATCGCAGCCGCCAACGTCCTCACCCTCTGGATGAACTATGGGTTCTCTCATATGGCTAGGAATCTCTACCAGAAGGCACATAAGGTAGTGGAAGAATACCAAGCGAAGTCGAAGATCATCGAGAAGGTTGAGAAGAACCCTGCCTTGGGCTTTTTGGACCTCGCTACTATCCATGAGGTTATCAAGTCTAAGTTGCCCGCATCTAAGGTAGCGAAGAAGCTACTGCTTGAAGCTTTGAAAGGCTGAGCATGAACCAGAGTGACCAAATCCCCGAGGGGAAAGTCGCCATCCGCGCCTACATCGTGAATGAGCACAACATCACCCTCTACGATACGAAGGGGAACACCTACGTTCTCCAGAACACCCACTTCCGGACCCGCGAGATCATTGACCAGATCACTCCGGACGTGGCTCGCCATCGTGATTCCATCATCGACCTCGGCAGCTTCCAAGCTCACCGGGAGTTCGAGCAGAAGACGGGACGACTGACCCGCTTCTTCCGCGTGGCCAAGAGCCTTGTCGCCAACATCTTTGCCCCCCAAGAGGGGGCGAAGAACCCAACGGTCGAGGACATCGAGCAGTATGGTCAACAGACCTCCACTCTAAATGTCCATCCTACTGAGACTATCGTGGCTCTCGTGGATATGCCAAGTCCTGAGGCTCTTATCCAAGAGGCTGAGAAGCAGGTACTTACCAGTGGTATCTCCTCGCCGGTTGTGAACAAGCCGGTGCCCCAGCCTCAACCTGAAGCCGTCATCGCTGACGTGCAGAAGGTGATGGAACGTCAGACCAAGATCATTCCCGAGATGGAAAAACTGGAGACCCAGTTTGCCCATGCCGTAAAGAATGATTCTGTAGAGGGGATGCAGAACTTCCTGCGTCGTCTCGGGGCGATCATCGACCAGCGTGGCCACACCGTTCAGGACCTCCTCAGCTTCCTTGAGAAAGGCGACCTTCCCATTGCTAGCAATGGGGATGTTATCGGCTACAAGGCCCTGAAGAAGCGGCCTGACGGACGTTACGCTGACGTCCACTCGGGTCGGGTCTCCCAGACCATTGGCTCCATGGTTCAGATGGACCCCAAGCTGGTGGACCCCTCTAGGAACCGCGACTGTAGTTATGGTCTCCATATTGGACGCCGCGACTACATGGGCAACTTCGGTGGAGACGTCATCGTCCTCTGTCGGATTCGTCCTGAAGACTTTATCGCTGTGCCTTCGGGCTATGCAAGCAAGGTCCGAGTCTGCGGCTACCACATCGTTGCTGAGCTTCCCAAGGAAGCTGAGCAGCTTGTCCGTAGCGGCAAGCCGATGACCACGATTACTGCGATGGCTCAGCTTCTGGGTGACATCCTCGCCGGGAACCACGTCCCCGTCACTGAGACCGTTACCCTTCTGGATCAGGCAGCCGACAAGACCACCATCATCCCCACCAAGCAGAACAACGTGAAGGCTTCCGAGCCGACCGAATCTGCCCCGGTGAAGGTAATGGATCATGAGCCCCTTGGCACCCTCCAAGATGCTCAGACCGAAGTTGAGAAGGTTACTCCCGCAGAGATTCGTGCTCGCCTGAGCACCATCGTTGCCGAAGACACCCAATCAGGAAATGAGGAGGCGGCCAATGAGCCGACTGAGCAAGAGACGGGCAGCCAAGCAACTGCTGAGAACGGCGAGCCCCAAGAAGCCGGGCCTGCTGCGGAAACTGTGCAACCTGTGGTGCAGACTCCAGATCAAGAACTGGCCAAGCCTGCCCCAGTGAAGAAGGGTTCTGACCTTGGTGTTCAAGCCAACGTCAAACCTTCCAAGAAGGAGCAGGCTCGGGTCCTCTACGATCGCTGGCACAAGGGCCAGCTTCCGGGAGACCTGAAGAACCTCTATGACTTCAAGCGTGGAGCCAAGAAGGGCTGGGACGTGCTGGGCTTCAAGACGGGCGAGATCAATGAGATCGAGAACGCTCTAGAGAAGCTCGGCCACGCCAAGAAGAAGTAGTTCGCCCTCCCCGCTTCGCGTGTCCTCTCCCTCCGGTCGAGGACTGATGCGGGCGGTTAAAGCTCCCAGCGAAAGCTGGGGGCTTTTTTACTTGGAGAGTATGGGGTACGACTCCTCGTCCACTAAACCTCAGAGAGAAGCTATGGATATAATTGACGAGGCTAACGAGAAGCAGGAGATGTTTCTCAGTCGAGCACTAGCTCGCCAAGCTGCCCAGCAACCAATCCCGTTCTCAGGCTCATGCCTTTCTTGCAATGAACCAATCGAGAAGGGTCGCTACTGCGACTCGTCTTGCCGCGAGGACCACGAGCGTAAGCTCAAGCGGGTACGCTGAACCAAGGGAGACTCCACCAAGGCTAGGCCAGTGGATGATACCCTCAACAAAGAGAACCAGAGATGCAACTTAACGAAGGTCAAGAAGCAGCCGCTCAGGCTGTTTTTCAATTTCTACTGAGTGAAGATAAGGAGTTTATCCTTACCGGTCCTGCTGGCGTCGGCAAGACTTTCATGATGCAGCACATCGCTGACAACATCATGGAACAGTACCGGAATGGATGTAGGCTTCTGGGTATCCCCATCAGGCTGAACAAGTTCCAGTTCACTGCCACTACCAACAAGGCAGCCGAAGTCCTCCGGAACTCTACAGGTGAGGATGTTATGACGGTCCACTCGTATCTTGGTCTCAAGGTACGCGAGGACTTCAAGAAGGGGACCTACAAGCTGGAGACTACTGGAGCCTCAGTGATTCATACTGGGGTCGTTCTGTTCGTGGATGAGTCATCCATGATCGACACGATCCTCAAGGGCTTCATCGACAAGTTCATGGATGATACCTGCAAGATCATCTACGTGGGCGACCATTGCCAGATGGCTCCTGTAGGGGAGATAATCTCTCCCATCTACCAGAACCCAAGACACTTCGTTGCTCTCACCCAGCCGGTGCGTAACGCAGGACAGCCAGCTCTCATGGCTCTCTGCAACCAGCTTCGAGCTACGGTCGAGACTGGCATCTTCAAACCTATCATCGAAGTGCCGGGGGTCATCGACTACATCGGAGATGTAGAGCTAAAAGACCTACTAGACAATCAGTTTGTAGACGAGGACATCAACGCTCGTATTCTTTGCTACACCAATGCTAGGGTGCAAGAATATAACGAGTACATCCGTGAGGTCCGAGGCTATCCAGACGTCTTCCAGCCGGGGGAGATTCTCGTCAACAACAACGGAATCGAGTTCGGCAAGATCATGATGCGAGTGGAACAGCAGTTCCGCGTCATGGAGATTGTCAAGCAGCCCTACGACAAGGAGATCGACAAACCCAGTGGCACCACCATGGAGGTCTACGACATCCGTATCCGGGCCACAGGTGGCAGCGAATACTTCGAGCTAGTCGTCTCCATCCCCACCGACCCAGCCCACTACACGAGGCTCTGCAAGTATTATGCGAGCCGAAGAGAGTGGGATACCTTCTGGCATCTGAAGAAGAACTACCCCGACCTTCGTCAGAAGGACGCAGCTACCGTCTATAAGGCCCAAGGTTCTACATACGAATGGGTCATCTGCGATCTGGCCAACATCGACGCAAAGTGCTTCGATGCGGATCAGGTAGCTCGGATGGTTTACGTGGCTGCTTCACGACCCACCACCCGACTGTACCTCTACGGGAGGCTGACCGGGAAGTTCAACCGCAGCTAAAGGAGGACCCAATGGGTAGATCACCCATCCATCCCTACCTACCCCTTATCCCACCCCTCATGGAGTCTCTCATGGGGGTCGAGAAGAACCGACTGAAGAAGGCCAAGGCCGAATTAGTCAAGAAGAACCATGGGTTAGGGGGCGAGGAGCTAGGTTTCTATTATCTGGATATGAGGTTTAGCATAGCTGACCAACGATTCCAGAACGGACAGACCTTGCCCTACGTCCTCCCGGCCCTTAATGAAGAAGCCTCTGAACTGTACGAAGAGATTAGGAAGGTCGAGCACGACGAGCAGAAGCTCCGACAATCCCTCTCTGTAGTGGTCCCAAAGTGCAACACCCTCCAAGAAGTGAGGGATGTGCTCCCCGAAATCTTCATCCGTGAGGTGCCCCAGCTACGGGCACTGGAGCGTCTCCGTGAGCCCGGCTTCATCTTGGAAGAATATCCGATGCTGAAGCCTCAGTTCATGAAGGCGATGGAGATTGCTGACTACTACACGGTCAACAAGCTCATCTTCTGAGGGACTCATGCACTATCTCACCTTCGTAGAACCCATGCCGACCGAGTATGAGGTCGCCATCTTGGTGCCTCGTCTCGTCCGTCATGAGATCGAACGGCACTACCTACCTTACGTCTCCGACATAGCCGACAAGGTGATTGCTTACTCGCTGGATAAGACCGGCAAGAAGACCTCCGTGGCCCATCAGAAGGAGTATCTCGAAGAGCTACTACCGACTCTGATGGACCTCGGAGTGAAATACCTCATCGTATGCGACGGGGACTACTTCAAGACTATCACAAGGCAGTCTACGGTAGACAACCACGCCGGGTATGTCCTTGATGGCGTTGGCGACTTCAAGGTCATCTACTGCCCCAACTTCCAGCAGATATTCTACGACCCGGACAAGGTGAAGGTCAAAATCACTCAGGCATTCTACGCTCTGAGAACGCATATGGATGGGACGTACACTGATCCCGGCCAAGGGGTTATCCATAAGGCTTCCTATCCTACTGAGCTGGAAGATATCAGGGGCTGGCTTCAGCACCTACTCGACAACCACAAAGTCCTGACGTGTGATATCGAGGGCTTCGCTCTCAAGCACTACGATGCAGGCATAGCGACAATCACCTTTTGCTGGACTAAGCATGAGGGGATCGCATTCCCTGTAGACTACGAACCCTTCGGGGAGAGGTCTCCAGAGGGATTCTACGGACAGCAAACCGTGAACCAAGAGCGTAGGGACCTCCTTCGCTGGTTCTTCGAAGAGGCTGCTCGCCGGGACATTAAGTTTGTTTACCACAACATAACCTATGATGTGTATGTGCTGGTTTACCAGCTCTTCATGGAAGGTCTGCTAGATACCGCAGGTCTACTATATGGGCTCGAAGTTCTCCTAAAGAACTGGGAGGACACCAAGCTTATTACCTACCTAGCCACTAACACCATGGCTGGTAACAAGCTAGGACTCAAGCACCAGAGCCAAGAGTTCACCGGGGACTATGCGGTCGAAGAGATCGCAGACGTCCGCAAGATACCCTTGGATAAGCTACTCGAATACAACCTCATCGACGGTCTCGCCACTTGGTTCGTGCTGGAGAAGCACTGGCAGACCATGATCGACGACGGGCAGGAGGAGTTCTACGACGACATCCTCAGGCCAGCCGTCCCAGACATCATCCAGATGCAGCTCACTGGCTTGCCTTTGGATATGGATGAGGTTCTCAGAGCCGAGAAGATTCTTGAGAAGGATGCTCAAGACGCCATCGACGTCATGATGCAGACCTCCGTGGTTCAGTCCTACATCTACGAACTGAAGCTCAAGTACGTGGACAAGCGGAACCACAAGCTCAAGAAGAAGCGGATCACTCTCAACGACCCGGAGGTAGATGAGAACGTAGACTTCAATCCCAACTCAGCTCCTCAGCTTCAGGAGCTTCTATACGACGAAGACTTCCTAGACCTTCCGGTCCTAGACTACACCGACTCCAAGCTCCCGGCCACTGGCAAGGATACCTTGGAGAAGCTCATCAACCATACGGGCGATCCAGCTATCAAGGAGTTCCTCCAAGCCTTGATAGATTACAAAGCTGTAGCGATCATCCTGTCCACCTTCATCCCCGCCTTCAAGCGGGCACCGATGGCAGAGGATGGCCACTACTACCTTTGCGGATTCTTCAACCTTGGTGGCACAGTAAGCTGTAGGTTGTCCTCTAACGGACCTAACCTTCAGAACCTCCCAGCCACTGGCTCCCGCTACGCTAAGCTTATCAAGAAGTGCTTCCGGGCCTTCGACGATTGGCTCTTCGGAGGGCTGGATTTTAACGCTCTGGAAGATCGTATCAGTGCGTTGACCACCAAGGACCCCATGAAGCTGAAGGTCTACACAGACGGCTTCGATGGGCACTGCCTGAGGGCTCTGTTCTACTTCGGGAACCGAATCACCCATCCGATCGACCCGACAGACCCGAAGAGCGTGAACTCGATCAAGAAGCTTTACCCAGAGCTTCGCCAGCTATCCAAGACGCCGACGTTTGCCCTCACTTATCAGGGTACGTACATCACTCTGATGAACAACAACGGCTTCAGCGAGGAGTTGGCCAAGCAGATCGAGAAGGCGTACCACGAACTCTACAAGGTCTCTGACGACTGGGTTGCTGACCAGCTCAAACAGGCTGGGAAGGATGGCTTTGTGACCGTCGCATTCGGTCTCAAGCTCAGAACTCCGTTGCTTCGCCAAACCATTCTTGGTACGAGGAAGACCCCGTTCGAAGCAGAGGCAGAGGGACGATCAGCAGGTAACGCCTTGGGTCAAAGTTGGTGCTTGCTGAACACTCGGGCAGCCTCAGAGTTCATGGCTCAAGTCCGGATGGGCAAGTTCCGACTGGACATCAAGCCTTGTGCTCAAATCCACGATGCCTCCTACTACATCATCCGGAACGACGCAGAGGTCATTGCCTACGTAAATGAGCTTCTGGTTCGTGCTGTTGGCTGGCAGCATCATCCAGCTATCACCCACCCTGATGTGAAGCTCGAAGGAGAGCTAAGCATCTTCTGGCCCACTTGGGCAGACGAGTTGGTCATCCCCAATGGGGCGACCGAAGACGAGATCGTGGCTCTCGCTGAGGCCCACATGAACCCAAAGGAAAAGACAGAATGAGTTCGAGTCGCAACCAAGTCCGGGACGTATCCAAGTCCCACTACTGGATGGGGACGATCGAGGCGACCTACCTCCGGGTCGAAGAGGAAGGCGAAGAGCCTGCTCTCAAAGCCAAGCGGATGAACGTGGTCTTCACCAACAACAAGAAGGTCATCTCCTACTCCGTGCTGAACCAAGCAAGGAAGGGGTGCCTCATCCGTCTGAACAACGAGTTCCATATAGCTCCGGAGCACCTGCTAGACATCGTGTTCCTAGGCACGAGCTATCTTGGGCTCATGAGCGAGGAAGAGTTCAACGACGTCAAGGATGAGCCTGAGGCTCAGAAGACGATCCAATGAGCAATCCGAACCGAGTAGGTTTCACCCGCCGAAAGCTGGTGATGACAGCAGAGTTTCTCCGGGAGCGGTTGGCAGAAGCTGAAGCTAACCCGGAGAAGAAAGTGGAGTTCTACTGGTATCTTCCAATGGAACCCAAACCTCCAGCCACAGCCTCAGGGAGCTAAGCGAACGCCATGGCAGCTCGCCTAACAAACAAGATGGGTCTGAGCCTAGCCATGGCGGTCTGGCTCGCCCATGATCCTTACAACAGTGAGTCCCAGAAGGACTACGTGGACGATCCAGATATCGAAGTGGTATCTGTCACTACCCTCATCAAACCTATCCGGCAGTTCATCCTCCACCAGAGGGTGCCCAAGGAGAAAGCCATCATCCCTGATGTGGCTGACAACCAAGCTGCTGCATATGGTCAGGCTATTCACTCCGGCATCGAGAACGTCTGGCTGAATGGCGGCTACAAGCAAGCCATGAGGGACCTCGGCTACCCCGAGAAGCTTATCCAGAAGATGAAGGTGAACCCTTCTCAAGCCGACCTTGAGATGGACTACTATGTCCCAGTCTATGTGGAGCAACGTCGCTCCAAAGTCATCGACGGGGTTCGCATCACTGGTCAGCTCGACCTCTGCATCAACGGAGAGATCAACGATACCAAGACGACCTCGGTCTACACTTGGATCAATGGGAGCAACGAAGACTACTACCGTCTCCAGATGAGCATCTACCGTTGGATCAGCCCCGACTGGATCACGTCGGACATCGGCTACATCCAACACGTCTTCACTGACTGGTCTGCTCTCAAGGCACGTCAGGACCCAAGCTACCCGCAATCTAGGGTCAAGGAACTGAAGATAGAATTGATGAGCCTACAGGAGACTGAGCGTTGGATACTCCAGCGTCTCAAGGATATCCGGGACAACATCGACCTCGAAGAAGACGAGATGATCCCTTGCCCGGACAAGGACCTTTGGAAGACCGAGACCCAGTACAAGTATTACGCCGACGCTACGAAGGCACATACTCCCGGAGCTAGGTCCACCAAGAACTTCACCGATTACCAGCAGGCGGTCCTTCATCTGAAGGAAGCCGGGAAGGGCACCCTCAAGACTGTCCCCGGCGTCGTGAAAGCGTGCGGCTACTGCCGGGCTTTCCCCATCTGCTCACAGAAGGACCAATACACCCATGGCTGATCGTAAAGGTAATCCAGACAAGAAACCTCCTGAATGCACAAGCGGTACAGACTGCCCGTACATTCAGGAAACTGGAGGAGGCTTTGAAGGCGAACGTTATGATTGTAAACGTTGCGGAGAGCACTTCTTCCTAGACTATGAGGATATGAAGTGATGCTTGATTTCGCAACTGTAGAGCACTACCCGATCATGGAGAAGATCGTGGACGTGATCTGTAACCAGACCCAGAACAACAACCGAGAGTTCTTCAGGCCAGTGGTTGCATACTTCCTCGGTAAGATGGCCAGCTCTATGCGGGCCACCATCATCACTGAGGATCGCGGTCCTATCCCCGTGAACAACTACGTCATTGCTCTGGCAGAGTCCGGCTTCGGCAAAGGACACTCTGTTCATATTCTGGAGGATAAGTTTACTTCAGGATTCCGTCGTAGGTTCTCCGAAGACACCTTCACGGTGAAGGCCGAACAGAACCTCTGGCATCTGGCTCTTGAACGAGCAGCCATCTCCGGCAAAGATGAAGATGATGAGAAGAAGCGACTCGACAAGGAGTTCCTGCAAGCAGGGGCTCTTGCCTTTACGTTCGATTCTGGGACTGCACCTGCCGTTAAGCAGCTTCGCCAGAAGCTTCTGCTCTCAGCGATTGGCTCCATCAACTTCCAGATGGATGAGATCGGTTCAAACTTGGTGGGCAACACCGAGGTCATGAACGTCTTCCTTGAGTTGTTCGACCAAGGTCTTGTGAAGCAGAAGCTGACCAAGAACACAGCCGACAACACGAGGAGCCAAGAGGTTGAAGGTAAGACTCCCGCCAACTTCCTAGGCTTCGGTACGAACATCAAGTTGTTGGATGGTGGTCCTACTGAGGACGCCTTCTTCAGCTTCCTTGAGACCGGGTTCGCCCGTAGGTCTCTATTCGCTTGGGGTGAAACCCCGACGGAGGAGGAAGAAGACGACGTGGAGGTAGCCTACGACAAGCTGACCTCTAAGGCGAACACCCATACGATCATCCAGTTGGCTCAGCATTTCACGATGCTAGCAGATGAGAGCAAGTATGGATGGGAGATGACCAGCGACCGGATCATCGGTATCGAAGTGCTCCGCTACAAGCGGCACTGCGAGAAGCTGGCAAGGTCCTATCCACAGCACGAAGCTATCCGTAAAGCCGAGATGGCTCACCGGTACTTCAAGGCTCTCAAGCTGGCTGGCACGTTCGCCTTTATCGACGAATCCAGCGAGATCACGATCGACCATCTCCACTCTGCCATGAAGCTGGTGGAGGAGTCTGGTATCGCCTTCCAACGCATCATGAAGCGTGAGAGGGCCTACGTGAAGCTGGCTCGGTATATCACTACCTCTGGGCTGGAGCTTACCCACGCTGATCTTGTGGAGCAGCTCCCATTCTATCCTGTCTCGGGACCCAGACGTACCGAGCTGATGACTCTCGCCATGGCTCATGCCTACAAGAACCATGGGGTTATCCGGAAGACCTTCGATGCTGGTATCGAGTTCTTCACCGGGGAAACCCTTCATGAGACTGACCTCAACAAGATCAGGCTCTCATGGTCCGACCACTTCGCAGATGATTACGAGCCAGAAGAAGCACCGTTCAATCAGATCGAACAGCTTGTGACGTCCGATGGACTTCACTGGTGCAACCACTGGTTCCAGAACGGCCATAGGAGTGGGGAAGATACTATCCCCGGCTTTAACATGGTAGTGCTGGACTGCGATGGTGACGTCCCGCTTCATGTGGTTCAGGACTTGCTGCAAGGCTACAAGTTCGCAACCTATACCACCAAACGCCACACAGATGAGGTCAACAGGTTCCGGGTTCTTCTACCCACGAACTACATACTTCATCTGGATCGGGACGACTATAAGACCTTCATGAACAGCATCATGGAGTGGATGCCCTTCGCCAGCGATGAGGGAGCCAACGGACGAGAGAAGAAGTGGGAGACCTTTGCCAACGGCACCTTCCACCTGCATGACGGAGAAGCCCTCTTCGACGTTCTGCCGTTCATCCCCAAGACGAGTGGTAACGAACGCCACCAAGCAGAAATGCTGGAGCTGGGGTCTCTCGATAACTTGGAGCGTTGGTTCGCCCAGCGGATGCAGAACGGCAACCGGAACAATGAGATGATTAAGTTCGCTCTAGCTCTGGTTGATAGCAAGATGACCTACTCTCAGATCGAATCTACAGTTCTCAGCTTTAACTCCAAGCTGGCTAATGGACTGCCCGTGGATGAGATCAAGAATACCATCATGCAGACCGTGGCGAAGAAGATCGTCTAGACATCTGGGGTGGTTTCATGTAGTAATGGGAGGCTGACTGAGCCCGTTTTTCGGGTATTGGTTGGCCTCCCAACCGCCTCTTACATTCATGGAAGAGAGTATGGCAGACAACGAAGATGATGACATCGACCTCACCGCAGTCAACGACCAACTGGTTCTGATCGGTGGAGAGTCTGGGACTGGTAAGTCCTTGAGTTTGTTCGAGATGCGAGACCAAGAAGAGAGTCTCTATCTGAACTGTGAAGCTGGTAAGCGGCTCCCGTTCAAGAACAAGTTCCACACCGAGAAGGTGACGGACCCGCTCCAAGTGTACGAGGCATTCGACTACGCCGTTGCTAATGGTTACAAGTCGGTGATTATCGACACGCTTACATTCCTCATGGATATGTATGAATCCCAATACATTGTTGGGTCATCGGACACCATGAAGGGATGGGCTAATTACAACCAATACTTCAAGAATCTAATGCAGAAGTATGTGGCCCCTTCAGGGCTTCAGGTTGTAATTCTAGCACACACTGTTCGTGAGCTAGATGAGAAGTCCGGGAAATGGTTTACTCGGGTCCCCGTAAAGGGGGCTTTGAAGAACCAAGGCATCGAGGCTTACTTCTCGACTGTCGTAGCTACGAAGAAGATTGAACTCAAAGACCTCCCCAAGGGGTACGATGAGAAGCTTCTTCACATCACTCCGCAGGATCAGGCTCGGGGATTCAAGCACGTCTTCCAGACCCAGATCACTAAGGAGACCGTAGGGGAGAGGATTCGTGGTCCGCTGGGGATGTTCGAGATGAACCAGCTCTATATGGACAACAACGCCCAACTCCTCTTGGATCACCTCAGGGAATACTACGCCTGAGGAATCTACCAGAGTAACAGCAACAGGATACTAGCCCAAAATGGCTAACAAACTCTTCGGTGATCTCAAGACCGATAACCTTGAGGAACAACAAGACCGCATGGGCGGTGGTGGCTTCATCCTTGAAACCGGTATCTATCCGGCCACAGTGAAGTATGCCTACGCCGAGCAGTCCCGTTCGAGCAAGTCGATGGGTATCGTCTGCTCATTCGAGATCGAGAAGCCTGACGGCTCCACTCAGGAGTATCGTGAGACCTTCTGGGTCAAGAACCGCAACGGCGACAACTCCTATGAGGA